GCTATACCTGGCGCTATTGGTGGAGCAATCTTTGGGGCTGTTACTGGTCTTGGTACGGTTGCGTGGGAAGCGGTTGATGATTATAGAAATGATATTGATAACATTCCTAATGAATTAGAAGCATTATTAAAGAAAGAAAAATTTAACATGGCTGATAAAGCTGGTCGTAACAGACAGTTTCAATTATCAGATAAACAAAAAGAAGATTTAGTAAAAGCTAACGATGATCTTATTCAAAAAATGATAGATGGTTTAGTTGGCACAATAGCAGGACAAGATGTAGATCTTAAAAATTTAGAAGCTGCTCTTGGCGGTGAAGTTACACGACAACGAAGTTCAAGCTCTAGGAGATCAGGATTTTCCGATTATGTAACTATGCCTGATGGTACATTAATTAAAAAATCAGAAGCTGAAAAGCAACTTGCAGATTTAAAAGAAGAAAGATTGTTAAGAGAACAACAATTAATTACTTCAAGAAACATATTGAAAGCAAGGAAAGGAGAAGAGCAGGCAATACAAGAAAATGTACAGGCCGTTGAAGATAACACAACAACAGTTAATGAAAAGACTGTAGAAATAAAAGATACTCCAATAGATGAGGTCGATATAAAACCCAGTACAGAGGAAAGAGAAAGAAAACAGAATGTTGCTGCTGGTGGGTTTGCATTGAATATAGTAAATAACTATTATAATAAAGGTGGGGATACTGTTGTTCAGAATCAAGCTGACAATAGAGTTAACTCTACAAAGAATACAGCGATTGCTGCAAGTGGAGTTGGTGGATCTAGTAGGTTTAGTGGTGGAGTTGGTTTACCGACTGGTCAGATGGCATAAAGGAGGGGAGACGACCGAGAACCTCAATCCTTATCCCTCATTATCAACCTGAGATGTCACCCAGGAATTACAATCTCATAAGCTTTTTTATTCGCCTTTCAAATATGCAAGTACAACTTCAGGTTGTGTTTCACCATAAGGATCCGTTCCACAATCATCTTCCATCCCAGGTTCACTAAACATTCTTTCAACAGTACCATCGTCTACGACCATAGCATATCTCCAAGATCTTTTACCGAAACCGAGATTGTCCTTTGCGACTAACATATCCATTCCTGCTGTAAATTCGCAAGATCCGTCGGGAATCAATTTGATGTTTCTCACTCTCAAATCTTCAGCCCAAGCATTCATTACAAATGTATCGTTACATGAAATACAATATACTTCATCGACACCAGCTTCTAGAATTTGATCGTATAATACATCAAACCCAGGAACTTGGTTGTTAGAACATGTTGGAGTAAATGCACCAGGCAGTGAAAATACAACAACTCTTTTTCCTTTAAAGTAATCGTCAGTAGTTGGGTGAACCCATTCAAACTCACCGGTTTCTACGTTTCTACGTCTTTCTTTAAATGTTACATTAGGGACTTGTCTCATAATAAATTTTCCTATCAATAGTTGGGTAGCCGAAGCTACCCAGATTTTAAATTGATTAACCTTTTAAGAATTCTTTCTTAGTGTCAATCTTAATTTTTCTAGCCTTTTTAGCTTCAGGAATAATTCTTTCCAAAGCAACTGTTAAAAGACCGTTTTTAAAGTTGGCGCCGATTACTTCAATATCGTCTGCAAGAGTAAAACTTCTTGTAAACTTCTTGAAAGAAATACCGCGGTGAATGTAATCACCTCCGCCATTGAAGTAATCACCAGCTTCATCCCAAGTGGAACGAATGGTTAATACATCTTCTTTTACTTCAATTTCTACATCATTAATATCAAGACCTGCGAGGGCAAGATCAATAAAGAACTCTTCACCTTTTGTGGTTCTGATATTATAAGGCGGGAAGCCTTGAGATTGATGTACTTGTGGGAACTCCGCTAATCTGTCAAAGACTCTATCGAATCCGACAGCAAAAGGGTGTAGTTGGTTTATGTTTAATCCAGTCATGTTATTCTCCTATTAAGCAAGATTAATTTATATCTGATGGTTTATACCCATCGGTTTCGCAAGACCCTTACGGCATCTTACAAATCTATTTATATTCTATTATACAACAGTTTTAGAAAAATGTCAACTATTTTTTTCCAATATTGTATTTGACTGTTAGTTCCCAATCATTCTTTTCTTTAAATGAAATGATTTTAATTTGATTTAGAGAAGCAATTGGATCTTTCGTTTTTGAAGGATCTACAATTTTAACAAGTTCCCATTCTTCTAAAAGATTCACTATCGTATTGCGACGTGATATATCTTCTTCTGTTAACGTGTTATGCTTTCCGTCTAAAATAAACAATTCTTTAAAATGTAAAATGGCATACCTACCTTTCTTATGTAGTATATGACATGATTGATATAACTTTTTTTCTTTGCGGCTTGAAATGCCTATTCGAGTCAATGTTTCTTTTACTTTGAGGAAAGAATCCTGCGTGGGTAATTCAACTTCGACACCTACTCCTTTGAAAATATCTGTGTCCATGATTTATATTCACCTTGTTAATTATTATGTTAGTGGCAATCGTAATGATACGATATAAGATTATTTATAATAATCATATTTTAGCCACCTTCATTGATTTTATCAAGGATAGTTTGGAGCTGTTCTTTATTTAATACTTTAAGATATTGTTTGGCAACTGTTCGGTTACATTGGTATACTTCTTGGATAGCATCAAGATCTGTGTTCTTTTCAGCCTTAGGCCATTTAGAGAATCTCTTACGCTTACGAAGAACAGCACGATAGTAATCGAACTGAGCAGCAGGAAATAATCCATGACGCATATTCATTTCGTTTGCGTGTAATATTGTATCCTCAAAATTTGTGAAGCCACGGTTCACTACATAAGGCGTATACAACTTTTCAGTATGTTCAGGTATATCGCTATTGCGAATAAGATCTTCCTTTGAGAAGGACGCAGCGTTCATAAAATCAAACGGACTAAGTTCTTTCATCGAAAAGCTCCTCGTATTCCTTTACCATAACATCAAAATTTTTGCCACATTCTTCGCAGAGAATAAGTTCAGTCTTACCTTCATCGGTATTCGTTACTACCTTAAATGATTTCTTTTTCGTTGTTGTGGTATTACAATTAAAACATCGAGTTTTCAGCATTAGGAATACTCACATTCAATCATAACCTCAGTTAGAAACGCAACCATATTAATTTCTTGGTCGGCAACTAACGACGACTTGTACATATAATCAGCTAATGTAACTATGAATCCTGCTTGTGATTGTAAAATGACCTTTTGTGAACATGATTCGTAGATACGTCGAAACATTTCGTTCATATCTTGATCTGAGTTATTGGCAACCCATTTACGCATTTCAGTAAATTGCTTACCTTTTAATAAACGAAATAGATCATCAATAGATTCTTGTTTCAAATTAACAAAGATACCTTCATCAATTTTACCTGAAGCAGCATATGATTGTAATTCAGTTAATACACGTCTGAAATCAGGAAAGTGTTTCTCAATTACTTTAGCAACTACCTTAGGATCGTATTCGACTTCTTCTTGTTCAAGAATTGCCTTAACACGTTTAAAGAATTCCATTGCCATCATTGGACGATCAGCAGTATCAATTGAGAAGTCAACTTCGGAAAGTCGAGATCTTAATGGACTGATAATACGATTCTTGAAATTACAAGTAAAGATGAAACCACAGTTTGAACTATATTCTTCAATAAAGTTACGCAAAGCAGGCTGAACGTTTGCTGCATTCAAATAATCTGCTTCGTCAAAAATTACATACTTACGTCCTGTACCTGTTAGAGATACTGCGGAAGCAAATGTTGAGATATCGTATCGGAGGGTATCAATATTAACATTAAGAGAACCATTCTTTACGATATAATCGCAACCGAGTTCTTCAAGCATTGCCTTGGCAATTGTAGTTTTACCTACACCAGGACCGCCTGTTAATAATAGATTAGGAACACTTCCGTCTGATACGAACTTCTGGAATGTTTCTTTTGTCTTGGTTGGTAAAATAGTATCAGCAACTACTTGCGGACGGTATTTCTCAACCCATAAGACTTCGTTTGATTTTGCATCAATCATAATTCACCATAAACATAATATAAAAAATTTGAGAAAACGTAGGGGTGTTTGACCACCCCCACTTCTCGAGAAATGGGTTATCGTTTAACCAATAACCTTTTCAGCCAAAGGAGCATCAGGATTTGTTGTGTCAACAGAAACTTCTTCCTCACCAACCCCTTCAGGTTGCTTTGGACCTTTCTGTCTTAGGAATGCTTCGATTTTATTTCTCAGCATACCAACACCGGCCATCTCTTGTCCTTGGAATCCACCACGCTGTGATACTACATCAATAATTTGTAGCAGCGTTGACAGATCACTAAGATTGATAACCACTTCTTGTTCCTGGCCTTGGCCATTTTGTGATACGTCATTCATATTCATTACCTTTTCTTATAAGTCGACTTTGAATCTATAGCCACGTAATACGTGACACCTTCGCCTTTAAACTCTGAGATACCTTTTGAACAAAGAGTAACATCATAGTCTATTGGCATTAGTTTCAAGTTATCAGTTTTAATGATAATCTTGAACTCATCGGCAGTTTCCCCAATTTCAACGCCAAAGTCATCTGCGTTGTCGTTGGCACTGTCGATTGCTTTCAG